TTAGACCGGAAGAATTAGGTCGTCTGGCCGTTGCACTAGGAAAGTGGTTTTCTGGCCCCACGCAAAGGGGTGCGTTTATGGTTTGGGAAGCTCCCGGACCCGGAAGAAACTTTGGAGATTCGGTAATTGAGTCAGGTTATCGGAACTTTTATTGCAAACAGGACGATAATAAGTTAAAAAGGAAGGGTGGCTCTCGCATACCGGGGTGGTGGCCTACCAAAGATAACAAACGAGCGATCTACGCTGAGTACCGGGACGCACTCAACGAAGGTCGATTTTTGAATAAGAGCAAAGAAGCTCTTAGTGAATGTCGTGAAATTGTATACACACAACACGGATGGATACAACACTCGAAAACGAACTCTTCGATGGACCCTAGTGGTGCGCGCGAGAATCATGGCGATCGCCCTACCGCTGACGCTCTACTATGCCTTGCAATGAAATTAAAGTCCCCATCGCAACCGGCAAAAGAAAAGGTCATTACCGAAGGTTCCCTTGCGTACCGCAGAGAATATACCGACAGACGTAACAAGCAAGTGGAATACTGGTAATGTCAGACTATATGAAAGATAAAATGAGCCGCCTTTCTTCAGCTATGGAATATAGCCGACGAAAGATGTTGCCATTCAGAGAAAAAAGACTTCAACAAGTACGCCAATATGTTGGCACAAGTTATAGCGATAATGGTGCCACAGACAAAGTGCCCATTAACTTACTTGAGATGGCTATAAACATTTACCGACGACAAGTAGCAGCCAACAGACCGCAGATACTTGTAAAGACTAAGAACAACAAACTAAAAGCAGAGGCAGCCGACTTTGAGGCGGTAATTAACAACACCCTTGATGAGATTGATTTTGAATCCACACTACAGAAGTGGGTTTTGGATGCAATGTTTGGTCTAGGTATTGTAAAAACAGGACTTGGTTCTGGTAAAACCGGCGAGATCGATGGATTTACCCACGATGTAGGCCAAGTCTTTTGTGACAACGTAGACTTTGATGATTTTGTATTTGATATGACTGCAAAACGATGGGATCAAATCCAGTTTTGCGGGAACAGGTATTCAGTTCCATACGACTTAGCTGTGGAAATGAAACTTTTCGGGAAGAAAGACCTCGTTCCTAACCCATATGTTCGCTCAACCAATGAACAAGGTGATGAACGAGTCACCTCTTTGCAAACAGGCGGCGAGACAATGGGGACGGAGCAGTACATGCCCATCATTGAGTTGTGGGATGTTTGGCTTCCGTATGAAAACGTGATCGTTACTATGCAAGCAGACGATCATGGCGGCGGATTCCTAAACACCGAGCCTCTCAAGGTGGTTGATTGGGATGGTCCAGAGATTGGACCGTACCATCTGCTTTCTTACATAGACGTACCCGGCAACATTATGCCTATCTCGCCCGCTGGTTTGCTTACTGACTTACATGATCTAGTCAATAGAGTTTTCCGCAAGCTAGGTAGACAGGCAGAGCGACAGAAAACGCTCACTATTGTTGCTGGTGGTGCAGAAGAAGACGGTCGTCGAATAGTAAACTCTAGCGATGGCGACACTATTCTTTCTGATCGACCAGAGTCTACAAAAGAAATGAAGTTTGGCGGAGTTGACTCTGGTTCACTAGCCTTCATGATTCAGCTTAAAGATATGTTTTCTTATCTAGGCGGTAACTTAGACTCACTTGGCGGCCTAGCCCCTAGTGCGAAGAGTGGTAAGCATGACTCACTACTCAAACAGTCTGCATCAGTGCGTATTGACGACATGCAGGCACGCACAACTAACGCTGTGCGAAAAGTTATGGAGTCTATGGCTGACTATATTTTCTATGACCCCGTTCCATCGACTCGGGTCTACAGAGATATTCCTAGTACAGATATGTCAGTCAAGGTTGACTTCGATCCAGACATTCGTGAAGGCGACTTGCTTGATTATGCAATTGACATTGCACCATACTCCTTGCAAGCACGTAGTCCGGGCGAAAGGTTGCAGACTATTAACGACACAATGATGCAAATCATTATGCCTATGTCACAGCAGTTGCAACAACGGGGCATTGTTCCTGACATGGAACGTTATCTTGAGATCATGTCCAAATACTCACACACCAGTGAGATTGCAGACATCCTTAAGATCGCTGACTTCGCAGAAATGGAACAAATCAAGGAAATGTCACAGGGTCAAGCTGGTCCTACCAAGGCTCCAGTGACCGAACGTCGATACGTTAGAGAAAACGTTTCTATGGGCGGAACAAGGGCTGGAAGAGATAACGCGATGACACAGGCTCTTCTAGGTGGAGGTAACGACAACCAGATCGCCGCCGCCTCAGCAGAAGGCGATGGATAATGGCTAAAAAGAAAGCCGCTAAAAAAGACGCTTGTTACAGCAAAGTAAAAAAGCGTTACAAAAAATGGCCGTCTGCTTACGCAAGTGGTGCCTTGGTCCAATGCCGAAAAAAGGGTGCTAAGAACTGGGGCACCGGCGCAAAGAAAAAGAAATAATGGCTAAAAAGAAACCCTACAAACCACACATGATGTACGCCAAATCAGGCAAAGGTGTTAAAGCTAACACTTACTCAGCCCACTTAGCTCTAAAGAAAAAGGGTTATGGCCATACTAAACCCAAGGCTAAGAAGTAATGGCAAACGAGGGCTTAAGAACTTGGTTTGGTCGTAACAAGGGCAAAGGTTGGGTTGATTGCAAGACTGGGAAGCCTTGTGGTCGTAAGTCTGCAACCAAAAGCAAAAGACCTTACCCAGCGTGTAGGCCAACTAAAGCACAGTGTACTAAAAAAGGCACTGCCGCTAAAAAAGGCCCAGCCAAAGTTTCTTGGCGTGGTAAAAAGAAAGCAAAGTAATGGCTAAACGCAAAAAAAGTACTGGCATGAAAGGCATGAGCATCAAGTCTGGGGATAAAAGATCCACCAAATCTGGTGCTGGCATGACAGCCAAAGGTGTTGCTAAGTACCGTAAACAAAACCCCGGAAGTAAACTGAAGACTGCTGTAACAGAAAAGAAGCCTACAGGTAAAAGGGCTGCACGTAGAAAATCTTACTGTGCCCGATCTAAAGGGCAGATGAATGACTTTAACATTGATTGCAGCAAAACTCCTGAAAAAAGGATTTGTGCTGCTAGACGACGATGGAACTGTTAATCTAGAAAGGATTACACTATGCCAATGGGACCGGGTACATACGGAAAGAAAAAGGGACGACCACCTAAAAAGGGCAAGAAGATGTCGGGTTCTTGCGCTAATAAAACCAAGATGAAGAAGACAGGAAAAAAACCAAAGAAGTATTGATGCCAACTTATATTTACAAAAACAACAAAACTAACGAGATCACTTCTTTGTTTATGTCTATTTCTGAAATGGAAGAAAAACAACAGGGTGATGTTATTGTTTTAAATGGTGAAGAGTACACAAGAGATTACTGTTCAGAAATGAGTGGTATGCAAGGCGGATGCGCTGTGTGGCCCTTAAAAAGCGATGCAGCAGGTTGCCATCCTTCCCAAGCAAAGGAGTTTTATGAAAACGCTTCTTCGCGTGGGGTTCCAACTGATTTTTGTTCTGATACTGGCCAAGCTATTTTTACTAGCCGCCAACACAGAGCTAAATATTTAAAAACTATGGGAATGCACGACCGCAATGGCGGTTATGGAGACTGAAATGGCTGAAGATAAAGAGAAAAAAGACGAACTTGACTTTGCAGAGCCAGTAGATGGTGGAATGATTGCACAAACGCATGAAGACACCGAAGATGCGCCAGACGAAGTTGAAGAAGTTTTATCCGATGACACGCCGGAACCCGCAGCAGGGTTACCATTAGATGTTATCGAAGAGGCTATTGGTTATGGCCTGACCTCAAACGAGATCAAAGAACTCGGGTCCGAGGAAAACATTGCTGCTGTTTTGCAAATCCTTGACAGGACGCAAACAGAATCCGTCAGTGAACAAAGTAGCGACACTGCTGACGACGATTTTGACGACCCATTCGCTGACCCTGATGACGATACCGGGGTGGACTCGGAGATAGCCGATCTCCGAAAGCAAGTTAAGAACCTGACTAAGTTAGTTAAAACTAAAAAGCCAGATACTCCTAACATGGAAAAACTGTTTGGCATGCTCGACAACGATTACACCGAATTATTCGGCGAGGATGTTGAGGAAATGTCTAAGACGCAAGAACGTAACCGCGAGAAGGCGTATGAAGAATACGAAATCATGAAAGCTGGTTACGCTGCTAAGAAACGCCGAGTTCCTAGTGAGCGAAGGTTATTCAAACAGGCTGTACAAAGCGTCTTCGGTAACTTTGAATCAAAGGTTGCACGAAAACAGTTCTCAGAAACAGCGAATAAACGTAAATCCCAGTTCATCAGTAGGGTGAACTCTCGGGACAATAAAAAACCGAAAGATTCGCGTAGCAACGCAATTGATAGCGTGAAGCAATTCCTTATCGATCGTGGTTACAACGATCTTTCATCCACAGAAAACTTTGATTGAGGTCTTAAATAATGGCTACATTACAAGCAGATGATATTGCTGATCTTATTAAGATTACGCAAAAGGATCTGGGCCGTCTACGTTGGACTGACCTTTCATACGATCTTCAGGAATACATTGCACTTCCCTCCCTTCTTCAGAAGGAACGGGTTGCTTTTGGCTCAGGCTTTGGCATGCAATGGAACGTGATGACCGGCACCAGTGGCGCAGCCAAGGATGTCGGACTGTATGAGGTTGATGACGTAAACGTTTCAGATGTTATGCAAACGGCATCCGTGCCTTGGCGACACATGACTACCAACTACGCGATCGAACGACGCGAAGTTGCAATGAACACGGGTGCTGCTCAGATCGTTGATCTGGTCAAGATTCGTCGTCATGATGCTATGGTCGATCTTGCCAAGCACATGGAAGATCGTTTCTGGTCACGTCCTGCAAACAGCAGCGACAACAAGCAGATGTTCGGTGTTCCTTACTGGATCGTATACAATGCGGCTGCTGGTTTCACTGGTCTTACTGCCGGTGGTGCTGACTTTGCAGATGTTGGTGGACTTAACCCCACTACATTCGACCAGTGGCGTAACTACTCCGACACTTACACCAACGTCAGCTCTACTGACTTGATCCGTAAGTGGCGTAAGGCAGCTACGTTTACTAAGTTTATGACACCACATCCAAACAGTCCTTACGGCGGCGATCGTGCTGGTTATTACACCAACTACGACGTTATCGGACCACTGGAAGAAGTTCTGGAAGCCCAGAACGACAACCTTGGTAACGACATTGCTTCTAAGGATGGAAAGCTACTCTTCCGTGGCGTTCCTGTGACGTGGACTCCGCAACTTGAAGGCTACGCAGGCGATCCCGTTTACGGCATCAACTGGGGCGTATTCAAGCCTGCATTCCTTAGTGGGGAATATCTCCGCGAGGAAGGTCCAAACAAGGCGGCTAATCAGCACACAGTATTCCAAACTCATGTCGATATGACTATGAACATTATGTGCTATGACCGTCGTCGTAACTTCGTCCTCGCAACTGCCGAGCCAGATTCACAATCCTGATAACAGGTAGAAAGGACTTATTACAATGGGTTATAAAACACAATATATTGACGCTGTTCCAGATACTACAGCTTATCCAACTAAGGCTATTTGGGCAGATTGTCCTGTTGTAGAAATGATTGCAGACCCGTCCAAGGGAATTCATTTTTACGACGAGTTTTTGAACTGCCCCGTTACCGGAGCTGGTGCAAGTGGTACTATCGGTCTTTCTCCGGGCTTTGGCTATGTCTTTTATGGCGACACTGGTGTCGTTATGCGAGCAGAGTCAAGTGCAACTGAAGGAGCTGGTAATGCTCTTACGGTTTCAGGAAATGATGCGGATAACGACGAAGGTATTATGAGCCTTGGTTCCCCCGCTTTCATGGTTAGCGATACGGGTGGTACAGCCGGTAAACTGTGGTTTGAAGCACGTATTAAAAAGGCTTCAGTAGCCAACAACGGTGTTTCTCAGTTTATTGGACTTGCGGATGATTTTGGTGCGCAAAAAAGAATTGCAGAATCAGCAAATGCCATGGCAGACGATACTGCTAATCTGGGTGCTTTTTCATTCTTAGGTTTTCATCAAGATGCTGCGAATGGAGATTCGTGGGATCTTGTTGTTAGAGCTGAAGGCGGAGCGCAAACAGTGCTTATTTCTGGCGTAGATGTTATTGTTGCTGATACTTATGCAAAACTTGGTTTTGTATATGACCCAGCAGCACCAGCGGCAGAACAAATTGCAATCTACGTAGATGGCGTTAAACAAACTACGTTTGTTACCGCAACTAACATCGCGGCAGCTACTTTTCCTGACGCGGAAGCATTAGCTCCAACTTGGGCTACCAAAACTGGTGCAGCAGCAGAAGTTGTCTGTAGCCTTGATTGGTGGAGAACAGCACAACTTCGCTAATATAGAAGAATCTCTTCTTCCCAGCCGGGGGGTGGCTCTTATGGGTCACCCCTCGGTCTTTTTATTAGTCAACTATGGTTTACTTTTAGAGTGCCAATATGAGCGTTCGTTGGGCCTACGCCTCGAAATACGCTCAATCATACTCTCTATGCTCTCTGTGCTGCCCCTCAGAGGCAGCATGCCGCTCTCACGCATCTCTTCCTCGCAACTGGGGTCTTGGTTCCCCTCACGCTCTTTCCAAGCGTCTACGCTCGCAATACAGGAGCTTCTAGCCCTGCCAAGTATCTTGGACAGCTCCATCCACGACATGGCGTTTGTGTACCTATTCTTCAATCCGTAGATGTCTTGGAGAATGACACAGATAGCCCTACGAGCAGATATGTATTTGTATCCCCTGCGGTCGTCAAGCATATCTGAAAGGTGCAGATGCCTAGCTCGTGCAACTTCTTCCATGAGCTTCCATGTTACTTGCTCTAAATGGCTCAAGCCTCTATTCCCCTATACGACCTTCAACCAGTTTTTCTATCTTTTTGCTAAACCGGTTTTGTATTTGCTGTTCTGGAGTTTGTGCAAGAGTAGCAGAATCCCTACGTATCTGTGAAAGGATATCGGCAAAGTCTATAGGGATCATTGAATATAACTTGTTGTGTTCCATAACAAGATTACGTAGTACTTCATAATCACCACCAGATTTTCTGTATTCATTAGCGATCTTGCTCTTG